CCCAGAATCCAGTCCAGAGTGCCGAATATCAAGTCAAGAGGCTGGGAGCTGATTGATTTCAGTGCTCAATGTGGCATCGAGCTCTTAGGCTGGCAGAAATACCTGGCAGTCCAGGCAATGCGTGTCAAGCCTGATGGGCGATTCCACTTCCCGCTGATCTGCGCGGTCGTAGCGAGACAGAATGGCAAGAGCACACTGATGATCTCCAGAATTCTTTGGGGTCTATTCGTGCAAAAAGATTCACTTCAGATTGGATCAGCACATCGATTGACTACATCGCTTGAGACATTCAGACACCTGGTAAATATCATTGAGGGCAATGAGGAGCTAAGCAAGCAAGTCAAGAAGATTCGCTGGGCTCATGGATCGGAAGAAGTCGAGACGATTCATGGGTCTCGATACATGGTTAAGGCAGCCAATAGCGCCGCGCGTGGTATCAGTAAGCCTGAGACGGTCTTCATGGACGAGCTAAGAGAGCACAAAGACTTGGAAGCCTGGGCATCGATGAAATATACGATGATGGCTGCCAAGAATCCACAGGTTTGGACTTTGTCGAATGCAGGAGACAGTCATTCGGTAATTCTCAATCAATTGCGTGAGCGCGGGTTAGCTGCATCAGGTGGCGGCACTGACGACATCGGATATTTTGAATGGAGCGCGCCGACTGATGAGATCAATGACATCGAGAATTGGAAGCATGCCAATCCAGCAATGGGTCGCACAATTCACATCGACAACATCGCATCGGCGACCAATGATGCACCTGATGTCTTTCGCACTGAGGTGCTTTGCAGGTGGGTCGATTCAATCAACCCTGCAATTCCGACAGCTGAATGGGCAGACTGTGAAGACACATCGTTGAAGCTGGACGACGGCAAGCAGACATGGCTAGGGATTGACCTTAGCCCTGATCGTCGTCATGGCGCTCTGGTTGCAGCGCAAAGAATTGACGATGAGCGCTTCTTCGTCCAGCTTCTTCACACCTGGCACAATCCAGTCTCGCTTGACGATAAAACAATCGCCAATGATCTTGCGCCTTATGCTCGCAGATTCACATCGCTGGAATCTGTGGTCTATTCCAAGCGCACATCATCAGCAATTGCAATGCGCCTATCGCCAGCGGGTATCCCGACCACAGACATTGATGGGGTTGAATATGCAATGAGCTGCGATCAGCTTCTGTCAGCTGTGGTCTCAAAGCGCCTGCGCCATAAAGGTCAGCCCGAATTCACAAAGCAAGTCTTATCGGCAAGTAAATTGCCATATGGCGATGGATCATGGGTCATCGGTCGCAGAGCTTCAAAGGTCGCAGTCTGCGCCACAGTCGCGGCAGCCCTGGTGACACACTTTGCGACACGCCAAGAGACGGAAGTAGATATTCTCATCGGCTGAGCGTATAAGAGCGCGACAATTCGGACATGAAATTGCGCGATTTGATTCTTGGCACACCAGAGCCGACACCTGTCATTGAAGCGGCAGCGGCTTACTTACCGATTAACACATTCGATGCTTTCGGCGCTTACTTCAACACACAGACAACTGCAACGCGAGAAGAAGCAATGGCGATACCAACAATCGCTCGCGCGCGCAACATAATCTGCACCACTGGCGCAAGTATCGGCATCGATGTATGGCAGAAATCAACAGAGACAAAGATTGATCCACCGCGTGTCATCAATCAACCTGATCCGCGTGTCACTGGATCATCGGTTTATGCCTGGACTTTTGAAGATATTTTATTTTATGGGTTTGCTTATTGGAGAGTATTAGATCGCTATGCTGAAGACGGTCGCGTTCGCGCAGCTGAAAGAATTGCTCCAACGCGCGTGACTGTTATGACAAATTCAATGAGCACTGAAATCACAGGGTATCGAATTGACGGTCATGCAGTTCGCAATGAAGACATCAAGGTATTTATGGGGCTTGATGAAGGTTTATTAAACAGAGCAGGTCAGACAATTCGCAGCGGTGCATGGCTAGAGCGCGCAGCATTAAATTATGCAAAAGAGCCAGCGCCATTGACTGTTATGAAGACCACTGGCACTGCAATGCCAGCTGATCGCATTCGCACACTCCTTGATTCTTGGTCACGCGCTCGCAAAGATCGCGCGACTGCATTCTTAAATGCTGATGTGGTATTGGAGAAGCTGGGATTTAATCCTGGTGAAATGCAATTAAATGAAGCGCGCCAATACATATCGCTGGAGCTTTCAAGAGCCACAGGAATTCCGGCATGGTTCGTGTCAAGTGATCCACAGAGCAACACATATTCCAACGCTATCAATCAGCGGCGCGATCTCATCGATTATTCTTTGCGACCAATCATGACAGTGATTGAGCAAAGATTAAGTCAAAGCGACTTCTTGCCATCAGGTCAATATGCGCGCTATGACTTTTCACAATTCTTGCGTGGCAATCCATTAGAGCGCGCGCAGGTTTATCAGATTCTTGCAGGTATTGGAGCAATTACACCTGAAGAAATACGCCGACAAGAGGATATGATCGAATGAAAATACAAGTCCCAATCAAAATAACTGCCGCTGATAACAATTCGCGCACAATATCTGGGCGCATCGTCACATTCGACGAAGTGGCAGCAACTAGCGCAGGTCGCACGATATTCAAAGCTGGATCAGTGCCATTGACACCTGTGAAACTTAATTTAGAACATGACAGAACAAGACCAATAGGAATGACTTTATCAATGGACGAGGCTTTGGAAGATGGCAAGCCTGTCGGCATTGATGCGACATTCAAAATTGCTAACACCACAGCGGGCAGCGATGCACTTGAAGAAGCGATGTCAGGATTACGCGATGGCTTCAGCGTAGGCGTTGCAGTTGATAAATATGAGACTGTCGATGGCGCAATGGTAATCACAGCAAGTGAATTAGTTGAAGTCAGCCTGGTCACTGAGCCCGCTGTCAGATCAGCTCGTGTCAGTGATGTCGCAGCAAGTGAAGAAGAAGACAAAAAAGATTCTGAGGTCAAAGAGGCTTCAGATGTATCAACCCCGACCGAAGGAGAACAAGTGGAAGACACTACCGTTCAAAACGCTCCTGCCGTTGAAGAAACGGTGGAAGCTTCTTTGCAGGTGCAGGCTAATAGCCGCCCTGCGTTCTATACCAAGCCACGCATCAATGTCACACCTGCCACATATCTTGAGCAGTCATGTCGCGCGGCATATGGTGATCATGATGCTCGCCAGTTCGTCATGGCAGCTGATAACACCACAGATAACGCGGGTTTAATACCTACCCGCCAGCTCACAGAGGTAATCAATGGGTTATCAACATTGGTTCGCCCATCAATTGATGCAATTTCTCGCGGTGTTCTGCCCGATGCAGGCATGAGCTTTGAGATTCCAAAAATTACTCAAGTGCCAACTGTTGCAGTCACAGCTGAAGAAGCAGCACCATCAGAGACAGACCAAAATGCAAGCTTTGTCACGGTGAATGTCCAGAAGTTCGCGGGCAGTCAAAAATTCAGCACAGAGCTCCTTGATCGCAGCTCGCCTTTATTCTTCGAAGAACTTATGAAGACTATGGCAGCGGCTTACGCCAAAGCAACAGATGCTCGCGTAAATCTTCTCGTGTATCAGAATGCCACAGGCGATGCAACTACTACAACAACATATCCAACAGCTTCAGAGCTTCTTGGAATTGTCTCTCGCGGTGCAGCTTCCGTCTATAACGCGACACAAAGATTCGCCAAGTCAATGATTGTCAATACTTCACAGTGGGCAAATCTCATGACACTTAACGATTCAGGTCGTCCAATCTATAACGCATCACAGCCACAAAATGCTGGCGGTGTAGTTCGCCCTGATTCACTTCGCGGCAATGTTGCAGGTCTTGATCTTTATGTGACCGCTAATACCGCGCAAGGCACAGACACCGATGGATCAATTCTGATTGTCGATCCTGAAGCTTATACCTGGTATGAATCACCAACATTAAAGCTCCAGACCAATCTGATCTCCACAGGTCAAATTGAAGTTATGTATTACGGCTACGGAGCAACCGCAGTGAAAATTGCGGGCGGTTCATTCCACAATAACAAGGCTTAATCAGCCACTTAGTCATGGGCTGATTCGCTCCTGAGTCAGCCCAGCAGAATCGAAAGGATCAGAGCTAATGCCAGCAATTATCACTGCAACGCAACTTCGCAATGTGCTTGGCGTTAGCTCTGCCCTTTACAATGATGCTTATCTTGATCAGATTATTGACAGCGCCGAGAATATAATTCTGCCAATGCTGGTGAGCAATTCATCAGGTGTTGCATATGTTGCGCTAGATCAGAATGTTGCTTATTTCTACACAGTAAGACCGCATGGCTTTGTCACTGGTCAATCAGTGGTGATTGCTGGCGTAGGTGCGCCATTTAACGGCACACATGTTGTCACAGATGATTACAAAAATATTGGAGACTACACTCCACAATTCGGATTCCCTTACCCATTCTTATGGTCTTTACTGCCACCTAATTGGATCGGCAGATTGTTTAGCGTTGCAATTACCAACGCAGACATCTCATATCGCCCAGTATTGCCTAACGGCACAGCAACGCTTCAAGGTTATGATGCAGCGACACTATATGCGAACACACCAGCTGTTGAATCAGCGGTCTATGTCGTCAGCACCGAGATATTTCAATCGCGGCTCTCGATAGGTGGTCAGCTTGAGGGTGTCGATTTCACGCCGACACCGTTCCGTCTCGGCAGATCATTACTTTCAAGGGTGCAGGCTCTATTGAGCCCATATGTTGATGTCGAAAGTATGGCTCAATAGTGCCTGCCAATTCGATTCAAGCCGACATTAGAGATGCACTGAAGACTGCATTCTCAGGGCTTCAAGCTTCAACCTATAACAGTGTGCCCGAATCGGTAATCACACCAGCAATTGTGATTGTGCCTGGAACACCGTATCTGGAGCCGACTTTATTAAGCAAGGGCAATGTCAAAGTCAAAGTCAATATGACTGCCACAGCTTTAGTCAGCTATAACAGCAACCCAGCTTCTCTGGACAATATCGAGAAGCTAATCATCAGCATTCTGGCGGCATTGCCCGCTGGATACATCGTGGGCGTGGTAGAGCGCCCACTGGTGCAACAAATCGGGGCAGCTCAATATTTGACTGCCGACATAAATATATCTACCTATTACACACAAACCTAAGGAGCAACAATGGCAACGACCGTCATTACGGGGCGCGATCTAGTCTTGACGATCGCTACCAAGAACTATGATGAGCAAGCTTTATCAGCAACGCTCAGCAATGATCCAACGATTGAGACTTATCAAACGCTTTATCAAAAAGCCTATAAGCACATTGATGATCAGTGGTCTTTCGAAATGGAAATGCTTGCAGACTGGGGCGCAGCTGATTCACTTTGCGAGGCTCTGTGGAATGCTACAGAAAGCGCACCTAACACCACTTTGACAGTGGTATTGACTGCGACTACTGGCGCGACTTTTACATTTAGCGTGATGCCAGCATTCCCATCAGTTGGCGGCACTTCACCTGATGCACAGACTGTGACATTCTCATTCGTAGTAGTTGGAACACCGAGCGAATCATTCACCTAAGATTTAGGAGATCAGGAGCATGAAACTAGGACTGACAGTGACTTACAATTCAGGCGAGACAGTATCGGCAACGGTATTGCCGCCTGAATGGGTCAAGTGGGAGACAAAGACTGGGCGCAAGATTACAGACATCAAGGGAGATAATCTTCTTGGTATGTCTGACCTTGCATTCTTGGCTTATGCAGCTTTGAAGCGCGAGGCAGCGGGCAATCCGTTCAAGCCTTTCGATATATGGCTGGAGACTGTGGCAGAGATTGATCCCAATCAATTAAGCCCAAAAGCCACGCCAGTGGCTCAGTCGGACGGCTAGTTGTAGAACTAGCAATCGCCACTGGCATTCCGATGTCCGAATGGTCATCGGCTGAAGACATATTGACAGCTGTGGAGATATTGGAGAAGCGCAATGGCAAAAAGTGAGCCAATCAGCTATGACAAGAAAGAGCTGCGCGCTATTCTGCAAGCATTCAAATCAATGGACGATGAAGCTGTCAAGGCAGCCAAAGAGAAGTCCAGCGCACTTGCTGACTTCTTGCGTGGCAAAGTGATTTCAGCTGCATCAGGTCGCGGCGAGATTGCCAATCGAATTGCTCAGGGTTCTAAAGTAAGCAAGTCATCGAAAGTCGGTGAATTGTCATTCGGCTTTGCAGCTCAAAGATTCTCAGGCGGTGGAACTACACAATTGCTTTGGGGCGGGTCTGAATTTGGATCAAAGAAATATCGTCAATTCCCAAATTGGAATCCACAGGGCTGGTTTATTTATCCCACGCTTCGCGCGAATCAGAATGAACTTGTGCAAAAATGGGAAGAAGGATTCGCCGAGATAGTTAAGAGGTTCGACTGATGGCAGGCTCACGCACTCTCAAACTTTCAATTCTTGCTGATGTTGATGACTTAAGAAATAAATTAGGCACAGCATCAAAAGAGACTGAAGGCTTTGGCAGCAAGGTTGGCGACTTTGGCAAAAAGGCTGGAATTGCTTTAGGTGTAGCCGCTGCCGCCGCTGCCGCTTATGCCACGACCTTATTGGTTGATGGTGTTAAGTCAGCAATTGAAGATGAAGCTGCCCAAGCTAAATTGGCAGGCACTTTGGAGCGTGTGGCTGGTGCATCAAAAGAAACTGTCAAGGCTGTTGAGGATTACATAACAAAGACAGCACTTGCGACCGGGGTTGCTGACGATAAATTGCGCCCAGCTTTTGACAGATTAGTCAGATCAACTGGAGATGTAAAAGACGCGCAAGATGGCATGAATCTAGCGCTTGATATAAGCCAAGCAACAGGCAAAGATTTAACAACAGTTAGCGCAGCTTTAGGCAAAGCATTTGATGGCAATGTGACATCTCTTGCAAAGATTACAGGCGGCTTTGAGGCTTCAGAATTAAAAGGCAAAACACTTGCAGATTTAATGCCTACACTTACAGAGCGCTTTGGCGGTGCAGCTCAAGAGCAAGCCGAGACATTTGCAGGCAAGATGGCGCGCTTAGGCGTTGCTTTTGATGAAGCCAAAGAGACAGCTGGTTCATTTATTCTTGATGGAATTACGCCAATTATCACAGCCTTTGTGGATCAAGGCATTCCAGCGATTCAACAATTCGCTGAAGAAATTGGACCAAAATTAAAGCCAATAATTGAAGGTGTCTCAAACTTTGTGAAAGAATTTTTATTGCCTGCTGTTAAAGATTTTTATGAATTTTTATACCTAAAACTAATACCATTCTTAGTCAATGTATTCAAACCTATATTTGAAGGGCTTAAAACAGCTTTCAATACAGTCAAAAATGCTATTGATGATAATCGAGAAGGATTTGATAAATTAAAACCAGTCATCAAAGCTGTGGCAGAATTTATCCGTGACAAAGTTGCGCCGATACTTAGTGGAGCATTCAAAAAAGCGCTTGAAACAATCGGCACAATTCTAGGCGGTTTAATTGATGGCTTTGGTTCATTAGCTGGGTTTATTGGCGATGCTTACAATGCACTAAAAAGATTTGTCGATTTGATTAAAAATAATCCTGTCGTCAAGGGCATTAGTAATGTCGTCAGTGGAATTTTTGGCGGTGGCAGGGCTGAGGGCGGCGCAGTCAAGGCTGGCACATCGTATGTCGTAGGTGAGCGCGGGGCTGAAATGTTCGTGCCAAAGACCGATGGCGTAATTATTCCCAATAACAAAATGGGCGGCGGCAATGTGACCAATCTAAATATCAATGTCACTGGTGCGCTAGACAAGGAAGGTGTCGCCCGTCAGATTGTAGATATTCTGAACAATAGCTTTTATCGCGGCACACTAGCGGCGGGCAGTATCCTGTCATGACCCAATGGTCGCCAGTCTGGCGATTGAAGATTGAAGGCACTGAATACACCAATGTCACGCTGGCAAGCATGTCAATCACTTCAGGTCGCACAAATATCTATGAACAGGCTCAAGCTTCATACGCCAATATCGTCCTGATTAACACAGACCAATCGGCTATCGCGCCACAGATAAATGATGGGCTGACTATTGAAGTCCAGGATTCGACAGCTGCATATGTGCCTATCTTTGGCGGCACAATAAGCGACATTGAAGTTGGCATTCAATCAGCTGGGTCGGTGATGTATGTGCAAAGCATCAAGATCATTGCCACTGGGGCTCTTGCAAAATTGAATCGCACTCTGACTGAAGGCGTATTAGTCAAAGACTTTGACGGCGATCAGATTTATAGCATTCTCAGTGATTTATTCTTGAATAGCTGGGCTGAAGTTCCAGCGGCAATTACCTGGCAAAATTATGACCCACCGACTACGACATGGGCGAATGCTGAAAATACGGGGCTGGGAGATATAGACCAGCCTGGCGATTATGAGCTGACTTCACGATCTGCCGAAACTACGACTGTCTATGCTTTAGTGAGCGCCTTAGCAAGTAGTGGGCTGGGGCAGATTTATGAAGATAGCCAGGGCAGAATTGCCTACGCCGACAGCACACATCGTGGGCTTTATTTAGCTAACAATGGTTATCGAGAGTTATTGATTGGCGATGCTTTATACGCTGGGGTCAAGACAGTCACACGGGCAGGCGATGTCAGGAATCAAATCACTATTACATACAAAGCCAATGCCGAGAAATCAGCTGAAGACTTGGATTCGGTCGAGATATACGGCAATCTAGCGCAAAACATTGCCACATCGTTAGAGAATGCAGCTGATGCCGAGGATCAAGCGCAATTCTATCTCGATTTAAGAGCCTATCCGCTGGCGTTCTTTGACACGGTGACTTATGAGCTGACCAATCCCAACATCGACAATTCTGACCGAGATGCACTTCTTGAAGTCTTTATGGGTTTGCCTATCCGTCTAACTGACCTGCCAATCAACATGGGCGCTCAATTCGAGGGCTATGTCGAGGGCTGGACATTCTCATCGTCATTCAACAAGCTCCAAGTCACTTTGACCCTGTCGCCAGTGTCATTCTCGACCATTGCAGAGAAATGGCAATCTGTGAGTGTCGCTGAGGCTTGGAACACGGTATCGAATACACTTCAATGGCAGAATGCCTTTGTCGTAGCGTAAGGAGAATAAATGGCTAACCCGACGAGCAATTTTAACTGGCAGATGCCCACGAATACTGACCTGGTCAAAGACTTGCCAGCTGATTTTGAAGTCTTTGGTCAAGCGGTAGATACATCTTTGGCTGATCTCAAGGGCGGCACATCAGGTCAAATTCTTGCAAAGAATTCTAATACTGACATGGACTTTGTGTGGATTGCTAATGATCAAGGCGACATCACGGCAGTCAATGTGACTTCACCAATTACAGGTGGCGGGTCATCAGGCGCGGTCACAGTAGGAATTGACGACGGCACTACTGCACAAAAGGGCGCAGTGCAATTGGAAGATTCAACATCAAGCACTTCAACGACTAAAGCTGCAACACCTAACAGCGTTAAATCTGCTTATGATCTTGCTAATGCTGCAATTCCAAAGTCTTTGGTCGATGCCGCTGGCGATTTAATTTATGCTACAGCTGACAACACACCAGCTAGATTAGCAATTGGAACAGCTGGACAAGTGCTCAAAGTAAATTCTGGGGCAACTGCTCCTGAATGGGGCGCAAGCGGTTCAACTTTCGCTGGTTGCGGTTTAACTAAATCTGCAGCTCAAGCGGTAGCAAATGCAACTACAGTATTTTTGACTTTTGATACTGAGGAATTTGATTCCGATGCTTATCACAGCACTTCAAGCAATACTAGCCGAATTACAATCCCAAGCGGTAAAGGTGGCAAATATCTATTTGTAGCGACTGCCAATTTTGAAGGCAATGGAACTGGTCAAAGATTATTGATGTTATACAAAAATGGTGCAGTTCATAAGTATTCAGTAAGTTTGCCTGGTCTTTCTGGTGCTTCTTGGCGCGCTACGACTTCAATAATCGTTAGCGCAGTTGCGACCGATTATTTTGAGTTTGCGGTGTATCAAGATTCTGGCGTTAGCTTAAATATCAATGGCGGCGCAACAGACACAACTTTTGCGACAACTTACTTAGGAGCATAAATGAGCTTATATCAACAAATTATAGATGCTTATCCAGAATTAGATGTAGCAGCTTTTGACCCTGCAAGCGGCATTATTAGCTTAAGAGATGATGCAGATGGCGAAGGCGCTTATATTGACAAATGGGAATATGACCAGCCAATACCTAACGGTCTAAAACTAGGCAAATAGAACACTTAACAAAGTTATGAGTATTTATCCTGAGAGCACAGCGCAAAGACTTTGCGAGATTGCATTAGCTGAAGTCGGCTACATTGAAACGCCTGACAACATAACAAAATATGGCGAGCACACAAAGGCGAATGGGTTGCCCTGGTGTGGATCATTCGTCAATTGGTGCGCTCATCATGCAGCTGTAAAGCTGCCATCAATGGTCAGCACTGCAATGGGAGCACAAAGAATGAAAGATGTGGCGCGCTGGCATTCAGAAAATCCGCAGCCTGGCGATTTAGTCTTTTTTGACTTCCCGAATGACGGCGTGGATCGCATCAGTCACATTGGAATTGTCGTTGCAATTGAAGATAACAAATTGATAACAGTTGAGGGCAACACAGCGCCGACTGGTGGAGATCAGCGCAATGGGGGCATGGTCATGCTTAAGACACGCACTTGGGGCGAGGGCTCGCCAGTAGTGGGATTCGCCAGACCAAAGTATTCAGTGAGCGCTTTGGCGTATCCTGAAGTCAAGGCAAGCGAGGAAGCCGCTGGCAAAGTCAAGAAGAAAGGCAAAAAATGGAACAAGTGAAGGCACTTCTCGCATCATGGTTGCGCTCATTCTTAGCAGCTGGTTTAGCTGTTTATATGGCAGGCGTGACTGATCCCAAAGCAATTGCGACCGCTGGCGTTGCAGCTGTTGCGCCAGTGATTTTGCGATGGCTCAATCCAAACGATTCAGCATTCGGGCGCTCAAGCTCCTAATCGCTGGACTTCTTGCGCTAGGGGTATCAAGCTGTGGATATGACGGCTGGGTCAGATACCCCTGCCAAGAGTTCGAGAACTGGTATATCGCCGAATGTCAGCCGCCGAAGTGCAAAGTCACGGGGGTCTGTGCTTCAGACTTGGTTGGCGACATCGTTGAGCAATCAGAGCCCGAAATACCAGCGCCGCCTAAGCCCTGAGGACATACACGCCCGCTTAATCTTAGTTATCGGAATCAGCTTGTCAGTGGTCTTTGTGATTATATGCTTTGGTATCACATATGCGCTTATATTCGTCACACAGCCTGTCGGCGCTCAAGCTCCTAATGATGCAGCTTTCATTGATCTACTGAAGACGATGGCAATCTTCTTGACTGGCGCTCTTGGCGGTGTATTGGCAGGCAATGGATTGAAGTCAAAAAAGAAAGACGACACGCCGAGCGCCACGCAAGCTTCTTGAATCTGTCAGCGATGTGCTTCACACTGATACCAGAGCGACCGAATGTGTCGCTCGATCAGGAGCAACAAGATGCAAGAACTAAACATGGACATCAGCACCATTCTGACCTGTATTGCTTTGATGGCTTTGGCATACATGATCGGATTCAGTAAGGGTCACAGCGATGGCTGGGGCGAAGGTTATTCACGCGGATATTATCGCGGCAAGAATCGTCAAGCTTCTCAGGTAGGTGATGAATAGTGGCGTGGAATCTTGAGAATTATGAAGATGTAAATGCCAGGATCAAGCGATTCAGAGCTGAATTCCCATCAGGTCGCCTGGAATGCTATATCGAAGACATTGACATCAAGGCGGGCTTCATATTGGTCAAAGCTTTGGCATATCGCAATTATGAAGACGAGAAGCCTGCCGCTATTGATTACGCATTCGAGGTGCGCGATTCGTCCAAGATCAATGCGAATTGGTGGGTCGAGAATTGCGTGACATCAGCCTATGGGCGCGTGATTGGCGCTCTAACGCCATCAGATGCCCGACCTACGAGGCAAGACATGGAGAAGGTGCAAAGAATTGAAGATGACCACAAAAGCGCCCAAAATGCCGCTCACAGCCTTTTAACGGCATATGAGCTAGAGCAGATGAAGGCTAAGCGTGACACTGATTCCTGGAGCAATCCAGTGCCATCAATGTCTGAAGCCATTGAGAGCTTGCAGGCAACTCTGGGCGCTGAAGTGATCCCACAATCACCAGTCTGCAAGCATGGACACATGCTGATGAAATCAGGCACATCGGACAAAACGGGCAAGGCATATCAAGGCTATACCTGCACATCAAAGTCACGCCAGGATCAATGCCCACCGATATGGTGGAAGCAAGTTGATGGGCAATGGCTAAGTCCAGCTGATTATCAAGATTATCTTCAGGAGCGTGGGCGATGAGAAACCTGCGCGATCTAGCACTTGAACTAGCTGCAATTACTGTGATTGCTGATAGCGCCAAAGATGCCAAAGAGCGTGTCAGAGATGAATTCGCTGATGCACTTGAAGCTGTGGGCGCTGATTCGGCTAAGGCTAATCTGGAAGGTGAAGACATTGCCAAAGTCTCGCTAATCAAGCCAAAGCGCGTTGCACAGATCAATGATGATGCAGCTTTCACAAAGTGGGTTGCAAAGAATGCGCCGACAGAAATTGTGCAATCAGTGCGCGATTCATATAGGAAGCTACTACTAGAGACACTCGTGATTGACGATGTTGCAATGCACCCGAGCACTGGCGAGATTCTTGACTTCATCACAATAGTTGAGAAAGCAAGCTATATCAGCACACGATTCCAGCCTGAAGGTCGCAGCAAGGTGCTTGAAGCAATATCAGGTCAGCGCCTAGACATCACGATGATCTCACCTAAGGAGCTAGAGGAATGAAATACACATTGACAGCTGAGCAACAAATCAAGTGCAGTCAGGTAGGTCAAATCAGAGCCGAGCGCTATTACCCACAATTTATGGATCAATATGATCGCAAGGCTGACAATCCAGGTGACTGGAAGCGCATGAAGGGCAACTTTTTTGAATTTTGCCAGGTGCAGATGGAATCAATTGCAGCTGAAATGGTCGTGGGCGAATATCTAGGGCTGAATTATGGCGATTTAGGCGATGAGCGATTCAAGGCATCGGCTGATGTTGGCTCTAACATTGAAGTGAAATGGACACGCTACTCTGAAGGCTCATTGATTATCGTGCCACGCGACAGATCAAGTGATATTGCAATTCTGGTCACTGGATCATGTCCGACTTATAGCATTAGGGGCTGGATTCCGGTATCGATTGCTAAGAATGACCGCTACAAATCGACTAAAGATTCATCGTGGTGGATTGGTCAAATACACCTGCGATCCATTGACACATTCAAGAAATCATCGAGCTATGCTGAATCTTCTTTGTCGAATCTGTAAGGTCAAGACTGAGCATTCCATAGTGCGTGACTTTCAAGATCGCATGCCAGCTGACAAAGTGGTGGCTGAATGTCATGGCTGTGGAATCATGGGCGTGGTGCAATTGGAGACTTTCGAACCATGAGCGAATTCCAGCATCAATGGCTTGAAGCTTTAGCCCTGGATATTGAGCAGCTTTACAGCGATGCAGAGTTATCCACAGATGTTGAAAGAATCGTGGAATACATCAGGGCTTGGAGAAAGTAGATGTCCGATATGTCCAGAAACTCTCAATTCTTCACGCTGTTGCTTGACAAGGTCAGTATGCTCCGAGGGCTTGCGCGAGCCGCTTCGCGTGTTAGCTCGCTAAGCAAGAGCATCGGGGGGCGGTCTATGCTCTTAGCCTTTGCGGCTCTCGCACTTATATCTACACCAGCTAATGCCAATAAGAATGATGTGATGAACTTAAAGCTATATGCCCATAATCTCATTGATGATTGGAATGAATTTGATTGCTTTAATACATTGATACATCGTGAATCATCGTGGCGATACTGGGCAAAGAATGGATCACACTATGGTCTAGGTCAGATGCGATCTACTTGGTATAGAGACCTAACACCTAAGCAACAGATTAAAGCTACACTTAGATATATCGATGCAAGATATGATGGCAAGATATGTGATGGAGCATTAGCATCATCATTGAAGCGGGGCTGGTATTGATGGCATCATCATTGCGAAAGACTGGCAGCACTAC